TGCCGCTGCGGGATGCACCGGACTTGGATTAATGTTAGCAGAACTTAACAAAATGTAAAGATACCTTGAAAAAATATTTCATCGCCTGGTAGCGGTCAAAGCATGATCGATGCTAGGTTCGGGCCGATTAACTATCGGCGACAATCGGATTATGGATACGGGAACACAGGAACCTAAACCACGGGATAACTCGATACCTGGTTATCCCAATCTACGGACCACGGGACGACCGAAGGGAACACCAAATAAGGTGAACCAAACATTCCGCGAGACGATCACCAAACTATTGAGTGACAATTCCGCGAACGTGGGCGTTTGGCTCGCACGTGTATCAGAGGATGACCCGGCGAAAGCCTTAGACCTATTGGCAAAGCTCGCGGAATACGCTGCACCTAAGCTCTCAAAGGTAGAACAGACAATCGAGGGCAACATAACCCACGGATACGCTTTCAAGATTGAACGCCCATCACGGCCCGCCATAGATGGGCAATGTGAACCCGTCCCTGCGCTCGAACATTCATCGGATCAGACACTAGATATAGTGTCTGACAATGTTCGCCCATTGCCAGTACCAACGCGCCAGGAAAAAGATAGCTAAATCAATGACTTATAGACTTATGCGCATAATCTCCATTATGTAAAATTGCCTAGTGTTTTAAGGCTATTCTCGTTCCATTTCAGCAACTTAGACGGTAAATTAAAGACGCCATGCAATGGTTTTCTAATCGCGCCATGGCGGGGCTTGTGGGAGCTTGCGAGGGCATCGTCCAGGGGGCGGCACCCCCCTTTTTGCTGGCGGGGGGCGCATCCCACCTCTCCCTAGCCAAACCCAATTCCAACTCGTCAACCTTCATTTACAAAAACCAAATTTCTTTTTGTAAAGTTTCCCTAACAACATGAGCGCACCACCTCCCAAGAACATCAAGATCAGCCTGACTATCCCGCAGGAGGATTTCGTATTCTCGGAAGCCAAGCACCCCGGGATGGTGGCGGGTTATGCCGCAGGCAAGAGCCATGCAGCGGTTGTGCGGATTGCGATCCGCGCTTTGCAGTACCCGAATATGTCGTTTGCGTTTGTAGAGCCGACCTTCGACCTTATTCGCCTGATTGCCTACCCCCGGTTCATGAACCTGTTTGACGAATGGGGTGTCAGTTACAAACTAAATCGCGCAGATAACATCATTACAGTTGAAAACGGGGCGCAGATTATCTTCAGATCGGCAGATACACCTGACCGCCTGGTCGGGTTCGAGGTCGCGGACGCGGTGATCGATGAAGCCGACACCCTGCGCCCGGAGCAGGCGTCTGAAGTCTGGACCAAAATGCTGGGTCGATGCCGCCAAAAGAAACCGGACGGGCAACAAAACACCCTCGGCGCGGTATCTACCCCCGAAGGTTTTGGCTGGATGTACGAGACCTTTGGCAAGACTCTGCGCCCGGGTTATGAGCTAATCCGCGCACCAACATCGAGCAACCCATACCTACCCCCCGGTTATGTGCAGCAGTTGGAAGCCACGTACTCCAGCGCACAGCTTGCGGCGTATCTGGACGGTCAGTTCGTAAACCTCAACTCGGGTTCCGTGTACCCCGGATTTGATCGCAAACTGAACCACATCAGCATCACGGAGCAACCGGGTGAGCCGTTGCATATCGGGATGGATTTCAACGTCACCAATATGTCGGCCATTGTTCATGTGACACGGGACAATCGCCCCATCGCGGTAAACGAGATTGTTAAGGCGTTCGATACCCCGGAAATGATCCGGATTATTCAGGAGCGGTACAGGGGCCACCGCATTTTTGTGTACCCGGACGCCTCCGGTTCTGCCCGCAAGACTAACAATGCCTCGGTCTCGGATCACGCCCTTCTGAGAGCCGCTGGGTTTGTGGTGTGCGTCAATTCCCGCAATCCCGCCGTCAAGGACCGGATTCTGGCGATGAACAAGGCGTTCGAGGACAGGACGTACATGATCAACACGGATCGTTGCCCCATGCTGGCTGAATCGCTGGAAAAACAGGCGTACAACAAATCGGGCGAACCGGATAAAGGCGCGGGATTTGACCACACGAATGACGCGGCGTCATACTTCGTGGTATACCGGTATCCAATCCAGAGTAACCGCCCGCGTTTGGCACTCGTTGTAGGAATTTAATATGGCCGTTGACAGTAAACACGAAGAATATGACGAGTATTACGACCAGTGGGAGCGGTGCGAACACGCCGCTGAGGGCCAGGATGAAATTCATGAGTACGGTGTTATGTATCTGCCTCGTCTGTCCGGCCAGACAGATCAGGAATACAAGGCGTACAAACAACGCGCCCTGTTTTATAACGCCACCCAGCGGACCATTGACGGCCTGACCGGCCTGCTGTTTATCAAGCCACCGATCATGCAGTACCCGCCGGGGCTTGAGGCGATGGTCGCTGATGTCACTATGTCGGGCCTGTCACTGCATCAGTTGGCTGAGATGGTGGCCGAGGAAGTCGTTACTCTGGGCCGGTGCGGTATCTTGGTCGATCACCCGCCGATGACCGAGGCGGTCACTCTGGCGCAGGCGCAAGCCTTGGGTATGCGCCCGTATATGCGCCTGTATGACGCCGAATCCATCATCAACTGGCGCATGGACCGAGTGGGTGGACAGGAAATGCTCACGCTGGTCGTTCTCGAAGAGGAATACAAAGTCTTTGAGGACGAATTTAAGTACGAGTGCAAGACGCAGTGGCGTGTGCTGGATCTCCCCGGCGGGATTTACCGGCAACGTGTGTTCCGCAAGAACGACAAGGGAGAATTCACCCTTGAAGAAACGCTATTCCCGACTTCGCAGGGCAATCCGATTGCCCGCATTCCGTTTGAATTTTTCGGTGTCCGGGACAACACCCCCCGCGTGGACAAGCCTCCTCTGCTTGACCTGGTGGATGTTAACCTCAGTCATTACCGAACCACCGCAGACTACGAACACGGACTGCATTTCACCGGACTGCCCACCCCTGTGGTTACAGGATTCTACTCAGACGATCAGTCAGCCCAGCTTCGGATTGGCTCTGGAACAGCTTGGTTGCTTCCCGACCCCGCCGCCAAGGCGTTCTATCTCGAATTCACCGGCCAAGGACTTTCGGAACTCCGCGAAGCCTTGAGAGCCAAGGAATCCATGATGGCGACCTTGGGCGCACGAATTCTGGCCCCTGAGCGAAAAGTCAGCGAGACCGCGCAAGCCGCCGCGATCCATCAGGCGGGTGAAAACTCTGTACTGGCCTCCATCGCGCAGTCGATCAGTATCGGCCTGACGCATTGCATGGAGTGGATGGCGAACTGGGCGGGTGTCCCCGGCCCGATCGCTGTCGAGGTCAACCGCGTGTACCTCCCGAACTCGTTGACGTATCAGGATGTGCAGGCGCTGGTGCAGTCATGGCAGGCCGGTGCGATCAGCCATGAAACGCTGTTCAGCAATCTGGTCAAGGGAGATGTCATTGCCTCCGATGTGTCGTTCCAGGATGAGATGGAGCGCATTGAATTGAATACCCCCGGATTGCCCGCCCCTAGAGCATGACGGCCAACGATGAACTGCGGGACCGAGCCATATCGCACCAGATTTATCTCTTGCGGTATCAGGCCCGGTTGGTCAGAGAGATCACCGACACGCTGAAAGAAGTTGAAGCGGATCTGCTTCAGCAACTCGCGCAACTCCCAACGGAAAGACAGGCCGAGCGTCTTGAGGCGCAACTTGTTGGCATTCGCGCCTTGATCGCGGCGTCTTGGGATGTCGCTCGGGCGCAGTTGAACGAAAACTTGGCAGAACTGGCTGAGTACGAGGCCAACCATCAGGAACAAGTGATCCGCGATTCAGTTCCTGTCGAATTGGATTTCGTCATGCCCGCCCCGCAAATGCTGGTGGCTGCGGTCGAATCTAAGCCATTCGAGGGCCGACTGCTCAATGAATGGATTGATCGGCTTGAAGAGGACAGCTATCTCCGCATTCGCGATGCGGTACGGATGGGGTTTATCGAGGGCGAATCCTATGACCAGATCACCAAACGAGTCATTGGCACGAAGGCGTTGAAGTACACAGACGGCGTTTTGGCGCTGAATTACCGCCAAGCACAGGCGCTGGTCGCTACGGCTGTCTCTCACACGGCTAATACGGCCCGTCAGACGTTCTACAATGACAATACGGACGTGATCAAGGGCGTCCAGTGGTCAAGTACCCTTGATGCCCGCACCACACCCGTATGCCAATCCAGAGACGGCAAGGTGTACCCAGTAGATTCTGGCCCCCGACCCCCCGCGCATATGCGTTGCCGGTCTACGACCGTACCCGTGATGAAATCTTGGCGCGAACTTGGGATCAACTTGGACGAAGCCCCGCCAGGAACCCGAGCCTCAATGGACGGGCAGATAGCCGACACGGAAACGTACCAGACATGGCTAAAAAAGAAATCAGCCGCATTTCAGGATGAGGTACTCGGCCCGACCCGAGCAAAACTGTTTCGTGAAGGTATGGACTTAGATCGGTTTGTCGATCAGTCTGGAAAAGAATACACATTGGCGCAATTACGCTCCAAAGACGCGACTTTGTTTAAAAAGGCCGGTATTGACTAAATTTTATTTGTGGTATATTCGCGCCTAAGCGTGATTGCGTCACGTTAACCCGTCCCAGAGGGACACCATCAACACCAGAGGTATAGATGGAAATCAGTGAAGAAGAACTCAGCGCCAAAATTGCAGAGGCGG